CGGGCAAGTTCACTGGACAGGTCACCGCCTGGGTCGCTGAGACAAAGCAGAGGATGACGTCGGTCAGGAACATGGCCGTCGAGCGCGTCGTCGAGGTGGCGCAGACGCCCGTCGCGGCCGGCGGCAATATGCCGGTGGATACCGGGTTTCTCAGGGCTTCGCTCCGCGTCATCAGAAACGGCGCCCTGCCGATGCAGACCGACAATCCGGGCCTCGGCAGCTTCAACTTCGACGCCGCCGAGCTGACGGCGGTCCTGGCCGGAGCGGGCCTGACCGACGTCATCACCGTGGTTTGGACCGCGAATTACGCCCGACCCGCCAACTATGGCGCGAGGGGCCGGCAAGGCCGGAAGTTCCGAGATCTCGCCGCCCAACAGTGGCCCCGCCTCGTCGCTGAATCCGCCGCCCAACTCCAGGGCCAGGTCCAGGGCCGCCAAGGCGCGTCGATCTATCAGGGAGGCGCGATCTGATGGCCAGCTACGACGACATCGCCTTGGCCCTACTGACCCGCGCGAGCACTCTCTCGGTCGGATCGCCAGCCCTTCCCATCGCCATGCCGGAGCGGGCTTTCACGCCCCCGGCCGGCGGCAAGTATCTCGACGTCAAGGACTTCACCAACGTCCCGGCCTGGTCGGGCCTGAACGGCGGCAAGATCGAGCAGGGCATCCTGCAGATCGACGTGGTCTGGACCCGGGGCGAGGGCCTGATTGGCGCCAAGGCCGCAGCAACCGCCATCTGTGACCACTTCCCCGCCGGCCACGTCATGCGCCAGGGCTCGGCCGCGGTGAAGGTCTCCCAAGATCCCTGGGCCTCCTCGCCGATCCCCGACACCAGCGAGTTGCGCATCCCGGTCTCCATTCCCTGGACGGCGTGACCGTCTGAGGACCGCCCGCACCGCGCCCTGGGCAAGCGCATCCCCACCACCAAAGGAGCTCAATCATGAGCATCAACACCTCCGCGGGTACGCAGGTCTTCATCGGCCCCGTGACCAGCGCCACCGATCAATCTGCCCTCGCCGGCCTGTCATACGTCGAAGTCGGCAGCATGGGCCAGCTTGGCGAAATCGGCCCCCAGGCCCAGGACGTGACGTTCACCCCGCTCGACGGTTCGGCGGTCCAGCACTTCAAGGGCTCGACCGACAACGGCGCTGTGGTCCTGACCATGGCCCGCGACCCGCTCGACCTCGGCCAGATCGCCCTCAAGGCGGCCTCGCTCACGAAGTTCGAGTACGCGGTCAAGATCGTGGTCCCCGACGCGGCCGACGGCAACGACACCGACACCATCTACTTCTGCCGCGGCCCGATCATGGCCGGCCGGACCAACATCGGCGACGCGAACACCGTCCGCACCATCGCCTATTCGGTCGGCCTGAACGTCTTCCACGAAGACGCCTCGGAAGCCGTCTCCGGCTCCTAAGACCGGAGCGGCAGAGGCGCTATTGTTCTGTATTTGTTCGGGGGAAACGTTTAATGTTTCGGAGCCGCACGCTGCGTCAACGGCGCGCGGCTCCTGACCCCAAACTGCCAGAACAGGTTGAAGGCTATGCCAAAGTTACCACGCGACGCTGGGTGCATCATAGACGGCTGCGCAGGCCGGACGTTCGCCAGAGGGTTTTGCCGAAAGCACTACACCAGCAAGTCGAGCTACAAGCCCCGCCTTCGCGATGGCCGGGTTAGCTGCAAGAGGTCCGTGGCCGAGAACCTGGCCGCCTGCTCACAACTAGATCCGGCTACCGGCTGCATTCTCTGGACCGGGTCAGTGAACGACAATGGATATGGTCGATACGGGTCTCACCACGGCGCGCACCGAGTGGCTTTCGAGCAAGCCAACGGCCCCATCCCGGATGGCTTGTGCGTCTGCCACCGTTGCGACCAGCCCCGATGCGTCAACCCGGAGCATCTTTTCCTAGGCACGCACCATGAGAATACAATCGACCGGATCATTAAGGGCCGTTCTAACTTCGTGAAGCTGACTGCGGCCCAGGCCTCAGCAATCCGAGACGATCAGCGTCCCGCCAAGACCGTCGGCGATGAATATGGCGTCTCAACCACCACTGTGCGGCGCATTCGCAACAAGCGAGCGTGGCGTTACCTGCCACCCGCTCACCCCAACGCAGGATAAAATCATGTCCCTCACTGGCCTGATTACCGTGAACGAAGGCCGCCCCATGGCGGTCAAGCATCCCACCACCCGCGCCCCCCTGGTCGCCGCCGACGGCACGCCTGTCGTGCTGACCCTGCTCGGCTCCGACTCCGAGGTCTTCACCCGGGCCGAGCTCGAAAGCCAGCGCGCGACGGTGGACAGCCTCACCGGTGGCGGCCCCGCCTTCGACCCGGCCGCCAGGTATGCCGAGGCGACCGAGGTCATGGCGGCCTGCACCACGGGCTGGACCGGCGTCCCCCAGGGCTGGATCGACGGGACCGACGACGAAAGCCCGGCGCCCTTCTCCAAGGAAAACGCCGCGAAGCTCTACGCCAACCCTGGCGTGAAGTGGCTGCGGATCCAGGCTGACAAGTTCATGGGCGACCGCTCCCGTTTTTTGCGCGGCGGCGCCGAGAGCTGATCGCCTACGCGGCGGCGTCCATCAAAGGGGAGGGTGGCGAGCAGAGGCCCCCTCCCGAGCTGTACTACATCTGGAAGTGGTTCCGCCGGCTGTCGCGTCGTCGGCAGTCCGGCATGGCGGCCAACCCCCTCCCGTTTGAGGCGATTGAAGCCTTCTCAAGGCTCCACGGCATCCGCATGACGCCGTGGGAGATCGAGACCCTAGAACTGATCGACGACGCGATCCTAGCGGCTCAGGCCGACACCGCGCCGCGCGATCCGGTGGCGCAAGCCGCTCACGTCCCGATCAACGACACCAAGGCCGTCGGCTCAATGCTGAGCGGCATCGCGGCCAGTCGCCGGGCCGCCAAGGCATCCCGCCCCGCCAAGACCTGACCATTGGCGGGCGGCCAAGGCGGCGCTAAGCTTGCGACTTTCAAGGGAGACGCGAATGACGACTTGGGGCTGGTGGCTCATCATTATCGGGATCGTCGTCGGCCTGTTCGGCCTGTTCTTCGATATGGTCGCCTACGCCGATGTGAACAACATCGGCCTGATTGCTGACCGAATTGTCGTTGTGATGTTCGGCGGCATCGTCTTTCTGGCTGGCGTGATCCTACTAGCCGGAGGAGCGCTGCAATTCACGATCCGTAATCCAGCCAGTGGTTCGCCGCCGGCGGAAGAAGGGGCAATCAAACCCGGGTTCACAGTGAACGCGCGGGACTAGGGTTTCCTTATCCCCATCCTGACCAACTCGTCGTGGAGAAGCCGACGAATAGCGTCGGGCCGCGACGGCTTCGGCCCGCCCTTCACCTTTCAGCAGATGGAGGGCCGCATGAAGATCACGAGGGCTTCAATGGCCCAGGCAAAGGCCCACCTTGAAGAAACCGCGCCAGCGATCGAGCAAATCGATCCCGCGGGACTTCAAATATCATGGTCAACCGACCCACTGGAAATGCGATGCGCAGGTGGTCTTCGTCTCGACCAACTGCGAGACCGAATTGGTCTGCCCGGATCGACGTGCCCGACAGCAATCCCGTGTGAGTGGTCTGCGGCCGATCCGGAGTAGTGTGGCCCGCGAAAAGCAGGGCGTCGGTTACGAAAGCCTGGAGCTGTTCGGCGGTCACGTAAGCCGCAGCGGCCTGGACGGTCGACTCCAGGATGATCAACGACCGATCAGCCTCAAGATCGCCGTCTATCCGCAACTCCACTAGGCCCGCCGGGATCGCCACCCGCTCCGCGTCGTCTTTCATCATCCCCTCCGCCTTCTGCGAGCGCCAAGCGTGCGCCGCGGCCTGGCGTCGAGTCCACCTGAACAGATTTAGAACTGGAGGACCGCCTATGGCCGATCTCGCAACCCTCGGGCTGGTGTTCGAAACGAAGGGCGGGGAACAAGCCGCGCGCGTTCTTGAGCAGGTCGAGCAGAAGGCCGGCGCCGCCGAGCGCGCGACCGACAGCCTGGCCGGTTCTCAGATGCGGGCCGGTCGGGCGACGGACGAACTTGCCGGCGGCGCGGCGCGGACATCCCGGGCGACCGACGCCCTGGCTGGGGATCTGAACAAGGCCACGGCGGCGACGGTGCGGATGGAGGCGGCCTCCCATGCCGCGGCCGTCGCCCAGACCCGGCTCAACGCCGCTCAAGCCGCGACCATCGGCGGGGCGCGCCTGGCCACCCATGAGATGATCAACCTGTCTCGCCAGCTGGGCGACGTGGCGACGATGGCGGCGATGGGCGCGAGCCCACTCATGATCCTGACCACCCAGGGCGCGCAGATCGGCGAAGTCTTCGGCGTGGCCCGCCAGCGCGGCGTTGGGTTCACCGCGGCCCTTGGCCAGATGGGCGGGGCTATCGGCGGCGTGCTGGTCCGGCTTCTTCCCATCACCCTCGCGGTCGGCGCTGTCGTCGGCGCCTTCGCCTTGTTCGAGCGCGCGGTGGACAAGAACACCGAAGGCGCCACGACCTGGGGTCAAACCTGGCAGGCGACCGTGAACGTGGTCGGCGACGCCATCATGAACGGCCCCATCGGCGAGGGCCTGAACTGGCTTGGCCGCATGTTCGGCGCGACCCTGGACGCCATCACCGGCGCCGTCCTGTCGTTCGCGGACAAGACGGTCGGCGTGTTCGGCGCGGCCTATCAACTCATCGTTCAGAACTGGCGCCGGCTCCCCCAGGTCTTCGGGGTCCTGATGCAGGCCACGGCCAACGCCGTCATCGGCCGCCTGGAGAACATGATCAACACCGGCATCGCCGGGATCAACATCCTCCTCAAGGCGGCTGACGTCGATCCGGTCGGCGCGGTCCTGCTGCCTCGCGTGAAGGTGGCCGACTTCGAACGGCTGGCCGGATCCATCGAAAGCAGCTTCCGGGGCTCGCGCGAAAGCCTGCTGGCGAAGATCGTCGCAGAGACCGAACGCCTGGCCAAGGCCAAGGATGGCGCGACTGAAGCCGCGGGCCGCCACGAGCGCGCCCTGAAGGCCGAGACCGCAGCGATGGAGGCGGCGAACCCTGCGATTGAGCGGTCGATCCGCAACCTCGAAATGCTGGCGCAGCGCAACGCCGAACTCACCATGAGCCCCGAACAAAAGGCCATGGCTGAGCAGCGCCGCCTTATGGCTGAGGCCGAGGCCGGCGGTCTGGCCCATGTGATCTCCGCGACGCAAATCCTGACCGACATCGAGGTCGAGCGCGCCCGCGTCCTGCAGGCGATCAGCGGCGTCCTGATCACCATGCCCGACAGCATCCGACAGGGCGTGGGGCCGGCGGACTCGCTTCTCCAGCACTTCGAAGAGATCGAGGCGGCGACCCGGTCCATCCGCTGGGGTATCGACGACGTGGCGCGGTCCATCGAAGAGAAGGACTGGGGCTCGGTCTTCGCCGGCCTGATGCGCACGCTGGAGCGGGTCCGGGACCTGTGGAACAGCGGCGCGCCCGGCGCGAAGTATTCCGCGACCGGCGCGGTCCTCGGCCAGGTCGGCGGGGCGGTGGGCGGCACGGCTGGAGGCGTGATCGGCGGCGTGGGGTCGGGCTTCTCTGCGGCCGGCGCGGCGGCGGCCATGAAGGGCATGGGCGGCTTGGCGGGGGCTATCAGCGGCCTGGCCGCTCCCATCGGCTTCGCGGTTGCAGGCTTCAGCCTGCTGAACAGCGTCCTGTCCAGCGACAAGGCGGCCAAGAGGGCGAAGCGCGAGCAGGAAGCCAACGACATCGCCAATGCCCGGGCCATCGCCCTGGAGCGGGCGAACCAGCGGGCCGCGTTGGAGCTCGAGCTTCTGCGCCTGAGTGGTGACGAGGTCGCCTATCTGGCCAAGGTCCGAGAGAACGAGCTTTCCTCCCTGGACAGCGTGAGCGCGGCGATCCAGCGGCAGATCCATGCCCTGGAGGATTGGAATGAGGCGGTCGGCAAGGCCGAAGCGGCGCTGGCCCAGGCTCAAGCGGATCTCCGCACGGTTTACGACCGCGAGATGGCGAGCCTGCAGGAGGTGATCGCCCGCGCCGACGTTGAGGGGAAGAAGGCCCAGCTCCGGTCGGCCTACGACGCGGAGGCGTCCAAGCTGCAAGCGATCATCGACGCCGTTGCTCCGGCTCGGGCCGCCCTGGAGCAGGCCTATAATCGCGAGAAGGCGGCCATCGAGGCGACCGCGTCGAGTGTTGGGGGGCTGATCGAGAGCCTTCGCGACTTCCGGCGCGAGCTGGACCTCAACCCCCTGGCGCAGGGATCGCTGGCGCAGGGCAGGGGGGCTGCTCTGGCGCAGTTTCAGGGGGCCGCGCCCGAGGACGCCCCTGGCGCCGGCCGGGCCTTCCTGGACGCCTCCATGGCGTCGGCCCGGACCATGCTGGACTATCAGCGGGACCGCGCCCTGGTCGCCCGGGCCGTGGATGAGATGGCGGCCAGCGCGGAGCTGCAACTCAGCGACGCCGAACGCCAGCTGATCGCCCTGGACAAGCAGGTCGAGGGCCTGCTCGCGGCCAACGACAACCTGATTTCTGTCACCGACGCGATCAAGGCGCTTCTCACGGCCGAGGGGGCCGCGGAGATCGCAGAGCAGCAGTACGAAGCGCTGAAGGATCAGGTCCGTCATCTCCTTGGCCTCAATGAGTCGGTGCTCTCAGTTGATCAGGCGATTGATGAGCTGCTGAAGGCCGAGCAGATGGCGGAGTTCGCCGAGGCTCAGCAGCTGGCGCTGACCGCTCAGTTCAACGCCCTGATGAAGATCGACAACTCCATCCTCACCTGGGCGCAGGCGGTGGCGAACCTCGCATCGGCCACCGAGGCGCTCGCGGCCGCGAGCGCGGCCAAGCCTGCCGAGGGGGCGGGCGGGGCGGCTTATGAGGCGGTCGGCTACGAGGGTTATGTCCAGAAGAACGCCGACCTGGCGGCCCTCTTCGCCAGCGGGACCGGGATGGCGCGAGGCCGGTCCATGGCCGAGTTCGGCGCCTATCACTGGGAACGCTACGGCCAGGGCGAGGATCGGTTCTACCGGCCGTTCGCCGCGGGCGGCGCCTTCTCCGGCGGCATGGTCTCTGGCCCGACGGCGTTCCCGATGGGGATGATGGGCGAGGCCGGCCCCGAGGCGATCATGCCGCTGGCCAACGTCAATGGCCGCATGGGCGTGGTCGCGGCGAACGACGGCCTCAAGGAAGAGGTGCGGGCGCTGCGCCAGGAGATGACGCGGGTCCGCGACGCCGTCGAGAAGACCGCCCGGCACACCGACAGCACGAACAAGGTGCTTGGCGCCGTCGTTCGAGGTGACGCGAGCCTGACCACGACATCGGAGGCCGCATAGATGGCGAGTTGCACCCCGCCTTTCGCCATCACCGACGCCATCCTGACCTCTTCGACGGCGCCAGAACCTGGGGTTGGGGAGGTCGCCTGGACCTCGGGCGCCACCTTCGCGGAACGGGATCGGGCCATTCTTGGCGCGCCGTCGGCGACCGTGACCATCTCCATCGCCTCGCCGGGCGTCGTGGCCTGGACCGACAACGGCCTGCCGGATGGAACCCCAGTGGTCCTCACCACGACGGGCGAGCTTCCGACCGGCCTGACTGCGGGCCAAATCTATTACGTCGTGAGCCGGGCCGCTGACAGCTTCCGGCTTTCGGCGGTCCCGGGCGGCGCGCCCATCGTCACGACCGGGTCGCAGAGCGGGACACACACCGCGACGGCGTCGATCCACACCGTCTATGAGAGCGTGGCCGACAGCAACGCGGGAAACCCGCCGGCTATCGACGACGGGACGAAATGGATCAAGGTCGGCCCGACGAACCGGCACGCCATGCTGGACCTCTATCGGTCGTCAAAGACTTGGGCGCCGAGCCCCCTGACCATTGTCATCACGCCTGGCCAGCGGATCGACAGCCTCTTCCTGGGCGGCTTGGTCGCGGACTCGGTGTCGGTTGTCATGACGGTGGATGGGGGCGAAGTTTACAACTCGACCCGTAGCCTTTTCGCTCGGCAAACCCTGTCGTGGCGGGATTACTATTTCCGCCCGATCGAGCGGCGGGCGTCGGCCCTCCTTCAGGATCTCCCGCCCTACACCGGCGCCACGGTCACCGTGACCATCACCCGGGCCGCTGGCCTGGTCGGTTGCGCCAGCCTGGTGATCGGCCAAAGCATCTATCTGGGCACGGCCATCATGGGCGCCGAGGCCGATGCGGAGAACTTCTCCAAGATCAGCCAGAATGAGTTCGGCGAGACCGAGCTTGTGCCTCGCCGCTCGGTTCCGCTCGCCGAAATGACCATCCGGTTTGAGAGTCAGCGGTCCAGGGCGCTGATGGATCTTCGCGAGCGGGTCAGCGCGCTGCCCTGCGTCTGGTCGGGCCTCGACGACGACACCCACCCCTATTTTGAGCCGGTTCTCATCCTCGGGACCTATGCGCGGTTCCGCCTCAACCTCGATCAGCCCGACGACGCGCTGCTCTACCTCACAGCCCGGGAGATTTAAGACGTGCCCACCGCGCCCACCCCGATTGACGCCCTGCCGACACCGCCGTCGACGAGCGATCCCGTCAACTTCGACTCGCGGGCCGACGCTTATGTCGAGGCCCAGGCGGCGTCCGTCACGCAGTTCAACGCCCTTGGGACGAACGTCTTCAACAACGCCACCGATGCGGCGGCCAGCGCCACGGCTGCAGCGACGTCCGCCGCGAGCGCGATCAATTCGCCCAGCACCTCGGCCACGTCAATCACGAGCCTGACCGTCAGCGCTGGGCCGAAGACGCTGACGCTGGAGCAAACCGGCAAGGCGTTTGCGCTGGGCCAGCCGGTCACGATCTCGCGGACGTCCGACGCCGCGGCGACCTACATGGCCGGCCGCATCGACGCATTCAATGCGGGGACGGGCGTCATGACCGTCGCGGTCGAGGTCCCTGGTGGCTCCGGCACCTACGCCGACTGGACCGTCGCCCTGTCCGGCCCGCCGGCTCAAGAGGCCATCCTGAACAGCTTCCTCACCCTGGCGGCCGACGAAGCCGCCGCCCTCGTCTACTTCGGCTAGGAGTCCGACATGACCGCCATCGTGACCAACAAGTACATCGCCGTTCAGAGCCCGGTGGCCTATACGGCCGTCGCCACGGCGGCCAACACCGATTTCGATACGCCGACCCAGGTGGTCGAGCTGGTCCCGCCTGAGGACAACACCCAAGGCATGAGGATCACCAAGGCCTACGCCATCGCGCTGGACGATCCGACCGCCGTGGTCAACTGTCAGCTCTACCGCGTGGTCGGCTCGGCCTACATCCTGATCGACTCCAACACTCTGGCCGATGTCGTGCCGAGCGCCACGGTGGCCAACGGCAAGGCGTCGTTCGACGTGAGCGCTGAGGACCCCCTGTTCCTGCATCCCGGCGAGGGCCTGGCCTTCGCCATCGGCGCGAGCGTCACGGGCGGCGTGGCGTGCCGGGTGTCCGGCGGCTCCTACACGCCGCTGGCCTAACGCCATGACCTATGGATATGGCCCACGCGGGGACGGCGACCAGCCCTCTACTGCGCAATGTCAGGCGGCAAGCTCCCGCTATCAGGCGTCGTTCAACGCGCCCTCAAGCGCTGGCGATCAGACCTGGATCTGCCCGAGCACGCGTGAGTACACGGTCTATGCCTGGGGTCCGGGCGGGTTCGGCGGCAGCGTGGGCGGCGATTACACTGGCAGCTCTGGCGCCCTGGCTATCTGGCAGCGCGTGCTCTTTCAGGCTGGCGATCCCGTCATCGTGTCCATCCCCGCCCGCGACGCCTCGACCGGGGACACAACCGTCTCGACGCCGCGCAAATCCACTGTGCTTACCGCCGGCCGCGGCGGCGCCGGCACCGTGAGCGTGGGCGCCGTTGGCGTGGCCAGCAATGGCGACGTCAACATCAACGGCAGCGCGGGCAAGAATAGTGGGACCGGCAACAATGGCGGCGGCACGGACGGCGGCCTAGGTGGTAGCGGCAGCACGGCAGGCGCGCCAGGCTACGATGGATTGCGTGGCGGCGATGGCGCGGCCGGCGCCTACCCTGGCGGCACCCCCGGCGGCGGCGGCGCAACGGCCACCACAGGCGATCCCCAGCAAAAGGGCGGCGCCGGCTTCGTCATCATCTGCCGTGACACCTAACCCCAAGCCAGAACGCGGCGCGGAAGGGCTCGTACCCCCTCCCGCGCCTGACCAGCCGCAGAACCAGCCGCATGACTGGCCGACGACCGGCCGCCTGATCAGGCCCGGACACTCAACACCATCCCGACACCTTGGCAATAGAAAGGGGCTCCGCATGGCCCGACGTGACCACGCCTGCGCCGGGGGTTCCCGTGCCTGAGAACCTTCGCGAATGGATCATCGGCCTGGTCGCAGTGCTGGGCTCGGGCGGGATCGGCGCGCTGATCAATGGGCGGTTCAAGCCTTCGTCGAAGGCCGAGGACGCGGCGGCGGAGACGGCCGCCGACGTGGCCCGCACCGACGGCTTCGTCAAGCTGCTGGAGCGCGTTGAGCGCCGGCTGGAGAAGGTCGAGGCCGAGGCCGATCGCTGCCAGGCCGAGAACGCCGAACTGCGCCAGGCCAATGCGGATCTGCGGAAAGAGGTCGCGGAGCTGAAGGACCGGCTGAAGCACCTGGAGGACGGCCGCTTGGCCCGGGACATCGCCGACGCGACCCGCGAGCTGCCGGATACGCTGACCACCATCGAAGACGGCAGGGTCACAGTCATGCGCCCGGCCAAGCGGAAGGAGGGCCAATGACCCGCGTTGACGTGTTCGAACGCCTGGTCGGCAATCTCGCCCGGCCGTTCTCAATCGTCGCCACCTCGTTCAGCGCCGCTGTTGTGCCGGTTGTGATCGTCTGGCGGATCGCGCCGGAGCGGCTGGAGCTCGTCGCGGCGGCGGCCTTCGTCGGCGCGCTGTATGCCGGCGTCGGCACGCTCTATTGGGGCAAGGCCTGGGAAAACCAGAAGACGGAGAAGGCGAAGGCCGAGGTTGAGGTCGCCAAGGTCGCGGCCCGGCCGGCGGCCGATGACGGAGAGCTTCCGGCCGACCAGAGGCTCAAGCCATGAACGCCGACGTCATCGACCAGCTTCTCGTCGCCCGGGGGGCCATAGACGCCGCCATGGCCGCTCTCCAGACGCCAGCGGCACAACCCGCGCCGGCGCCGCTCGCCCCGCCTCCCGCGCCCGTCCAGGGCCTGCGGAGCCCCGCTCTGTTCTTCGACCAGCTTCGCGCCGGGGAGATGCTTGGCCCGGTCCTGTCCAAGGAAGAGGTGTCGGGCTGCGAGGCGATCCTGGCCGCCTGCCTGGGTTGGCCCGCCTCCTGGGCCGCCTACGCCCTCGCAACGGCCTATCACGAGACGGCCGGCACGATGCGGCCGATCAAGGAATATGGCGGCACGGCCTATTTCCGGCGGATGTACGACATCGAGGGAGAGCGCCCGGCCAAGGCCCGCGAGCTCGGGAACCTGACCCCAGGCGACGGCGCCCGCTACGCCGGCCGCGGTTTCATCCAGATCACGGGAAGGGCCAACTATTCCAGGGCCGGCCAGAAGCTAGGCGTCAATCTGGTGTCGGATCCAGACCTCGCCATGCGCCCGGACATCGCCGCCCAGGTCATGCGCCGGGGCATGGAAGAGGGGTGGTTCACCTCGAAAACGACAGCGACCTATCTGCCCGACCCGGCCAACCTCAACCAGTTCGCCAACGCTCGCCGCATCATCAATGGCCTGGACAAGGCCGCTGACATCGCGGGCCACGCCATGGCGTTTCAATCGGCGTTGATCGCCGGGGAGTGGACACGATGACCGCCATCCTCTTAGCCGCCCTGAGATCGGGGATGAGCTTCGTCTTCGGCCTGCTGCTCGAGCTCGGTCACCTCCTCGCCCTGGCCTGGAAACACGCCGGCCGGGCCATCGCCACGGTCCTAGCCATCGGACTCGGGTGCTTGGCCCTGGTCCAGTGCGGCGAGATCAAGACGCTGCAGACCGCGCACGGCGAACTCGTAGACGAACGGGACCGGCTCTCCGGCGACCTCGCAACGTGCCAGGGGAGCGTCGAGGGCCTGATGACCTCGCTGAACGACCAGAACGCCCGGGTGGCCGCGATCAGCGCGGAGAGCGCCCGACGTCTGGCCGCATCGGAGAAAGCCCTAGGGGAGGCCGAGAGGGGTCGCGCCAGCGCCGTTGAGCGAGCCCGTCGCCTGCTGGAGCCCACGGCCGGCCCCGACGCCTGCGCCCGGGCCTATTCCGCAATGGAAGCTGTGAAGAGGGACGCCCGATGATCCGCCTTATCGTTCTGGTCGCCGCCCTGGCCCTGGCCGGCTGCGGATCGAGCCTGAAGCCTGAACCCCGCGTGGTGATCCAGCGCGTCGAGGTCCCGGTGACGGTGAGCTGCGTGAAGCGAAAGCCCGACGAGCCCGCCTATCCCGACACCGATGAGGCCATCCTTCAGGCCGCCGACCCCGCCGCTCTGATCGGCCTCCTGGGCGCCGGCCGCGTCCTGCGGGAGCAATTCATCCGTGAGCTTAAGGCCGCCTACAGCGGCTGCGACTGATCCCCAGCAGAGGAGGCCCCCATGCCCCAAACGACCGACCGCCTGACCTGCGTTCGTGATCCTCGGTCAAGCCTCTGGCGCTGTCGTCCCTTCGATCCTGGCTAGACCTATCCAGCTCCCCGCGTAGAGCCCAACGGCTCCGCATAACACCGGCACAGAGCCGAACAGACTTGGCCCGTCACTTCTCAGGAGGTGGCGGGCTTTTTGCGTTTCCCCCGTCGATCCACGCCAGACCAGCAAACAGCAGCCCGCCGAGAAAGAGGCAGAACACCGCAACGCGCCCAGGCGGCGCGACGGCAGAGGCATCAACCGACAACATTATCGTCAGCCCGCCGAGCGCGACAAGAAGCGGCAAGATCATCCTACCCTCCCTTTCCAGAGATAGCGTCGAGACCGGCGGGGGTGATCGACGTGCAGCCATAATCGTTGGTCTGCGCGAGGCCCCGCTTTCGAAGCGCGCGCACGGTCGGGCGGCTCGCGATGTGGAAACGAGGGAACCCCACAAGACTTCTCAGCATCTGCGCCTGCGCCGCGGTCAGCTTCTCCATTCACCATTCTCCCTTGGATAGCAGAGCACGGCCGGCGGGGGTGATGGAGTAGGCCGAATAGTCGCCGGTAGATGCGTGCGGCCTTAGCAGTCCCTTCCCCCACAATGTAGTCGCCGGATGGGCGGGGTCGATAAGATCCGCCACGACAACGTACGCGCCTGCCGCCGCCGTGCGCAGCAGGTTCGCCTCCGCTTCCGTCAACCTCGTCTCAGTCATGAGAGGTCTCCAGAAGGGCGCGGAGGATGCGCTCAGCCAGCGCCTGAACCATGGCTGGCGTGATGGTCAGCTTGATCGCCACGCTCGCGTCGTCGCGTATCCATCTATGGATGGCCAGCTCAACAACGCGCCGCTCAACAGATTCCGCCGTCTCAGTCATGGTGATTGGTCCTCTCTAGGCGGGCATCGCTCTTGGCCCACCTCGCTTGGCTTTCGGCAATGCGCCGCTCCATTCGGATTTTCGCCTTCAGGCGCCGCTCCTGCGCCTTCAATCGGCGATCAAGTAGGGAAAGCCTCGTTTTCGACTTGGCCGGCTGCGCCTTCTCCGCGATGAAGGCCAGAAGGTCCTCGCCGGGCTGAAACCACTCGCCGTGCAAGCGCAAATGCTTGAACCGCTGGTGCATCTGCTGCTCGACGATACCAATTTTGGAGCATTGCAGGACGCCAAGGATTTCCAGGGCGTCAGGGCTCATCGTCTGGAGGCTTTGCAGCCTGTCGGCCGCCCGGTTCGCAATGCCGATCTTGATCAACCCCAGGGTCTTAGCTCGGATGAAGTAGACCTCCCGCATATCGGCGCGGCGGTCTGGCCCAAGCGTAACCTGCGGCGTGGACAATTCCGTGGACATTTGCGGGTTATGACCGGGGTCTGTAGGGGCATCGCCCCTTTTGGCGTCTGGCATTTGGTTCCCCTGGGTTCCCCTCACGTTCCCGGTGTAGAGGGTTCGAATCCCTCCGTCACCGCCACTTTTCACATGAAGCCGCCGCCCGCGGCCGATCCCATGGCGCATGGCGCTTGGCGCTTGGCGCTTGGCGCTTGGCGCTCGGCTGGGCCCCGGACCCTCAGCGGCTTCGTGCGTGCGGACGAGCTGTCCGTCGCGGGCCAATATCGCCTTGCGGGCGATCGGAGCCTCGCCCACAGTCTTGGGAACGCTGCGGTCGTTTGCTGCGCTCCCTCCGACGCGTTCCTGGGGGCGGCGCTGTCTACGGGCGACGGAATTTAGCTTGAAATCTGTCCGTCCGCTGCGTCGGCATCCATGGGAAATCGATGAGTTCAATGCCGCGCCCCCCGTCTTTTCGCCCCCCGTCCTTTCGCTGCCCGGCCATCGGCGCATGAGCGTTCGCAGCGTCACGGCCGGCCCCTTTGACGACCAGCGGCCTGGCACGTCGGGTCTTCGCAAATCCACACGTCAGTTCCAGACGCCGCACTATCTGGCGACCTTCATCCAGGCGGTGTTCGACACCTGCCCGATCGACGGCGAGATCGTGCTGGGCGGGGACGGGCGATTCTTCACCGAGCCGGCGGCCCAGGAAATCCTGCGCATCGCCGCCGCCAATGGCGCCAAGCGCGCGGTGGTCGGCCAGGGCGGCCTGCTGTCGACGCCGGCGGTGTCGCATCTGATCCGCAGC